CTGTTGCTGTTGCTGTTGATCTGGGGGAGGTTGACCAGTAAGCATTTGTTGATACATCTGTTGTTCTTGTGCTTCTAATTGACGTTGAGCTTCTCGGTTAATTTGGGCATTAATTTCAGCAATATCTTCTTCAGACTGTTTCAAGAAGTTTTTACGAATATATTCTTCAGAAAAGAATCGACCAATGTATGGAGTAACAGCCGCAATAATGTCCGATCGTTCTCTTAAAATGTCGTTATTTTTTAATTCTGTAAAATACGAGTCTTGATTAAATCTAAAATTAATGTCTTGATTGATACGATTCCAATCATCTTCTGTCATTATTCCTTTAAGAATAACTTGTGTCTTTAATAGATCTAATAAAAAGCTACTAAATCGTTGTCGTAATCTGTCTATAAATTTGTTAAATTTTACTTCGTCTCTAGTAATTTCAGCAGAACGGCCCATATTAAAACCACTATCTGCCATCATTCTGGATAATGGAACACCCAGTGCACGATATAATTTTTGTAGAAGATACTGAACGTCTTCCATCTGACCTAGATTTTGACCACCGTCTAAGGTACTAATTTCTGTACCACGACCGCCTTCACGACGAGGCATCCAAAAATCTTCAAGCATGCTCATGTGATTACGTTCGTCTTTAATCTGACCGGTTGCAGGATCGTAAATAACCTTATTACGATATCGGTTCATAATTTCACGTAAGTATTGTTCTGCTTTTTGTTTGGGTAAATTACCTACGTCTACGTAAAATACACGACGTTCAGGTGCACGGGATATACGATAGATTGCAACCGCATCTTCTATCTGTCGTAGTAAATTTAATGAACGTACTGCTTTTTGCAGATAACCCACAACACGTTTAGTTGCAGAATCAACAATTCCAGAATGACAATACGCTATGGTATCTGGAGCAATCTTCCAACCTGAAGTTGAAGTTGGGAATGCGGACTCTTTATCGGTATCTGTGTATATAAAATATTCTTCAATAGATTTAGCCATAGAAAAAGGACCAAGACTTCCTTGAATATTTCGTTCTTTTTCTATTTTTTTGATTTTTTTGATTTTAACAGGATCTATAGGAATAAGTTCTATTATTCCTTTTCGTGGATCGTTTTTGTCTATTTTTTTATAGTAAAATATTTTAGAGTCAATATACCAACGTCTAAAAATGTCTGGTGCTTTATTAGAAAAATCTAATAGTTTTAATATATGAGAATATTCTGAATATATTTTTGTTTTAATGGTATCTGAAAGATTTACGTAATCTAAATTTAATTTTACTGGTTTTCGATCTATATCTAAAACCATACATTCGTTTACTATATCTTCGATTGCTGCGTCTACTTCAGGATACAGAGCCATTGCCCTGTAATGCTGTATCATCTGATTTTCGTCACGAACAGCACCAGAAAAATCAACAAAAGTTCCAAATACACCACCGGTTTCTAAAACGTAAGACCCATCGTACGAATCTGGTGTGATGGGTTCTTTTATTAGCGGTTCTGTTTTTTTACGACCAAGTTTAAATCCAAATAGATCTAATTCCATAATATAATGTATCCTGTATTATTCAGTAATGTGTGTGTACGCAAGAGTAACTTGGAACATGGCAATCTGTGCGTTTTGATTCATGTCTAGCTGAATGGCACCTACACTCATGGGCCAAACACCTTCTAAAGTAAATTTTTTTAATTCTGTTGGCTCACCGTCAGTTTTAAGGTGATCTTGATGAGTAATTATCCATTTAGAAGTTCTGGTACTGGTTGCCGTATCTAAACTGCTAACACCATAGTCAGCGTTTGTTGGTGAAATTATGTTAGACCAATTATAAAATTGTTTATGTAGATTTCCGTCTACACCATCAGGATCATCCATAACCGTAATAACCAAGGGTTCAAAGTTTCTTACATTAGGTATATTGTACGTCTTTCCTTTAAAATTTACAGGAAATGGTGTAACACTCATTTGTGGAAAACTTGCAGCACGTATTGTTAATTCTTTATCGCCAGCAATACCACCTGGGCACCCAGAAACATTAACTTTGAACCGATTTACTCTGGTTCCGCCTTTAAAACTGTCAAAAAATTCTGAAATAGAGGGCATAGATTACCTGTTTATTTATGTGTATTTATTAAGTATATTCAAACGAAGTATATAATAGCTGAACATCAAACGTGGCTAAAACATTATCTTGACTCATATCAAGAACAAGCGGGCCCACGATAACTGGCCATACGTCTGTTAAAGTAAAACTTTTTGCAGAGCCACCACTATTGCTGTAGTGTTTAATAGTCCAGTTACAACCAGATACTTTAGTTGTATCTATATTAATCACATTACCTATTGATACTACATCAGTATGCCAGCTTTTAAACTCGTTATAAAATGCTTTATCGCCTTTATCGTCTAAAACCGTAATATTCCAAGGTTCGTATACTCTTTCTCCAGGAATATTTACTGTTCTACCAAAATAATTTATACCAATTGGTGTAACAGTTGCGGCTGGTATTGTAGAAGCTCTAATGTGAAATTGAGTACTACTACCATCAAAAGCACTACAAGCAGGAGTAACATCAAATCTGTTTACTCTGCTACCACCACCAAATTTCTGAACAAACTGTGTAATTGAATTAATTGCCATATAAATTCCTACTTAATTCAGAGAGTGTATATTTCGGTTGTTGTGTTGTTAACTACTTTGAGCGAAATGGTTTCTGCTACGTTGACTGGAGTAATATTTACTGTGGCAGTAAATGTTATTCCTTGATTTTCTGCAGGATTACAAACTACACTAAAAGCACTGATATTACCAGCATTTTTAACGTTAGTAAGAACAGTATTTGCACGAGTAATAAATGCATTTCTATTAGAATCGGTGTTTGGTTCAAACAGATAATCGGTGGCTATATTTTTTAGACTGCCTTTCAGGTAGTTAAGTATAGCAACAACGTGCATATTTGCTACACCAAAAGTAACCCCAGGATTTGCACCAGAAGCTCCAGCACCAGTGCTGTTGCCCATAAAATAAGTTCCTTTTCCTGGTAAAGTTACTACAGGATTAACACCGCGTTCTAATAAATTTGTTTGTTCTGTTGCTGAGAATGTTTGATCTAAAGCTAAAACTCCGTTTATTGCTCCGCGTTTTACGCCTGCAGGAATAGACCATTCATTAGTTGTTCTGTACATACGACCAAAACAACCAGCAACGTCAGAAGCAACGTCAATCTTATCAATATCTAATATACCAGAACCATTATAATCCATAAAGAAGTTTTTTCTACCAGCAACAAATACAACATTAGCACCATTAGCACCAGTATAACCAACCGGACCAAAGTCTTTAGCATGATTATCGTAGGTAGCAGGAACCGGTTGAGTAATTTGACTGTTTTGAGTAATTCCTATCACCGCAAAGCAGTCTTGTTTAGTTTTAGCAATATTTGCAGCAACTGTTGCACTTGCGGTGTTTCCACCACTAAAAATTACATTAAGATTTTCGTTGGTTGCGTGTAAAGAAGTAGCAGTGTCTGAATGGGTGGTGTATAGATCATCACCAGTTGCACCAACAAGACAAGAACCTACATTATAACCCAAATAGTTCCAAACAGCCCACCATTCTTTACCAATAAGACTGGTAGTGGGTTTTGGTGGGATTGCAGTAGTTGGATTAGCCCATGCACCACTAGCACTCAATCCGCTTAATCTAGTTAACCAATCATTTTGATTAGAAATGGTCATTAAACCATTTTTTCTTTCGGTATCGGTTTTCCAAAAAAATCTAACTAAACCGTGATTTGAATATAGTCCTGCTGTGAATCCTGCCATTGTTTAGTCCTTTTCTATATTTTTAACTACTGATATTTATATTTTTTATAATTTAGAGTCGTCCTGATCCAGATCATAAGAACTTATAAATCCAAAACTAAACCAGTCGTCGTCTTCAATTTTCTTTATTTCTCCGTCAAAAAGTTCTTTTCGGATATCTATATTCGTTAGTTCTTTAAAATAGCTTTGTTTTGTTAGCCAAGAAAATAGAACCAAACACATAACCAGATCGTCTGTATGCCCATCATCAGCAGCAAAAGTATTATATTTTGCTATAAATGAAAGCAATTCGTTTATAATTTCTTCGTCTTCTATAATCAATTTATCTTGTTCTACCAGACTTTTTAGAATAGAACATCCTAACTTTTTAACGGTAACCGTGGTTCGTACACCAAAAAGAGACTCTCCTTTTCCAAATCCTCCGTTTAATACCATTCCTGAACGGCCTTTATTTGTACTCATAAGAATATTATCGTATTCTAAATCGTAATGTAAAATATCGGCTACTTGTCCTCCAATATCATTTACTTCCACCAAAACATATGCATTATTGTACTTTTTTCCAAAAGTGGCTATTATGGTAGGCAATAGCATGGGAGATATTATATTATTTCTATATTTTGCTACTATACGATATGGAGCATCAGTAATATCAAACATTACAGCTGCACTGTAATCGTTTCCTTGTCCTCTAGACGTATCCACAGTCATAACATATGTTCTGTTTTGTTTTGGTTCTTCATAGACAGTAAGCCCCTCTTTTGTTCGATATTGAGGATCTTTAGCAGATAAAATATGAAGTTTCGCTGAAGATATTAGAGTATTAGAAGATCCAATAAAATCACAGTCGTATTCACTTTGAAATTTATGTTCTCCCCCAGATCCACCGCCTAGCTGTTTTATTGTGCGTTGTTTCCATTTGTGATCACGTAATGGACCACCCGGATACAACGGAACTTGACTCCAGTGGACTTCTATAGGAACGTATTCGTTTTTACCGTCTTGACCAGAAGTTTTAGTGGCTCCTTGCCATAGATTGTAAAACATGTTAAGACCGTTGGGTGTGGACACTATAAGAACCTTGGTTGTTTGACCGGAAGTAATTGTGGGATACACAGATGTAAAAAATTCGTCTGCTACGTTAGGTGGAACGTGAGCAAACTCGTCCAAGAATATAACGTTGTACGAACCACCACGAACAGCAGATGCAGAAGTGGCAGAAGCCATAACACGAGAACCATTTTCTAAAGCTATGGAAGTTTTATTCCATTCTACCACACCTTGCTGTAACCATTTAGGAAGATACTCGTACGCTTCTTTGAGACGCTTCATAATTTCTGTAGCTGTCTTTAATTTGTTTGCTAGAATAGCAACGTTTACGTTTTGGTTAAATAACACGTAATGAACCAGCCAAGCAACAATAGTTGTAGTTTTTCCGGTCTGACGTGGTAGTTTGGCGATCACATAACGATTATTTTGTATCTTTTCTACTATGTCTTCTTGGTAATCGTATAGCTCAAACGGCTCAAGGCCCTTATCAAGAGTAACAATTTTTACGTATCGTTTAATAAAATATACAGGATCTTGAGAACATTTGATGTACTCTTCAACTTGCTCTTTTGTAAATTCTATAGGTGTTGCAATCTCTTTAAGATTGGGATTACCTAGATATCCACTTTTCTTTTTATAGCCCATTGTTATTATCTAAAAATGTCTGACTGTCTAAAGCCTTAGAACGACTACGGTCTTTATTAATCAGGTCTTGTAAATCACTGGTGGAACCAACGTATATAGAATTGTTAGTTGTGTTTTTTACGTTTACTGTTTCTTTCTTAACATTTTTGGCACGTTGGTGTAGTTCTAACAGATCTTTGTTCATATCGGCCACAGTTTTTAGCAGCTGAGAAACTACTTCATAAGCTCGTGGCTGATCACCGGCCTTAGCAACTTTAAGAATTTCTTCTATAGCTTCAGTACCGTTTGAAATTAAAAGTTTTATATTGTCTTTTGCGTATTCAAAATCTTTATCTAAATTTTTTTCTTTTTCTGGCTCAATTGGTTTTACCGCAGGAACATCAGAAGAAAATTCAATACCCAATGATTTAGAAATAATATCATTCATAATTAGTCCGTATTAATATCATATGTTACGCCGTCAGTGGTTTCAAACAACGAAAGATCAAATTCTTTGATAATGTTTGTAGCTTCTTTAACTCGGTTAAATACGTATGATTTAGCTGTAAATTGATACGTACTTATAACCATTCTTCGGCTACTAAAATCACCTTCGTATTCCTGAGTTAATATGGTTTTATTTAAAACTATAGGAACATCAACTTTTTGGTGTAAATCTGTAACATTTAATGATACAACAAATTCTGGAGTAAAATACGGTAAAATTTGTTCCATTATTTCTAAATTATCGTCTATATTTCTTGTGTATGTGTATAAATTAAAAACAAAATTATACGGGACTTCCATTTTGGAAGAATAGCTAACTCCACCGGTAGATCCGTATCGATCAAACATTTTATTTAATTTTCTTGTAGGATCATACAGTATATCTGTTAGTTCAAATGCCATCTGGGGCACATCAATCTGTATACGGGTTCTATCACTAATAGAGCTAGGTTGTGTTATCCTTTTTATATACTTTTCTTTAGGAGCATACGTTAAAGGAACAGTAATTTGTTGTGTGGTTGAATCTTTTTTAAGTCTAACAATTTTTATATTATTAAACAGTGTACCAACAGCTATTACAAGTTTTCTA